GGTCCTGGAGGTCCTTCTCGGCCGCCGTGCGTAAGGTGGTCGCTTGGATCAGCAGCTCGGCGTTCTCCGCCTCCAGTTTGGCAATGGCCGCGCCGCCGCCGCGTTGGGTCGCGCGTATGTAGGCGATCCTCGCGGCGTTCTTGTCGATCTCGACCTGGAGGGTCGCGGCTTCCAGGAGCAGGGTGGCGCGTACCGTTTCGCGCAAAGCGTCGGCGTGTTCCTTGGCCCCCTTCAGGCTCTCCTCGAACCGCCGGGAGTCCGCGGTGAGGGTCTTGAAGGCGAATCCCGCCGCCGCCAGACCCGCGACGACGGCGACGGTCACCGCCCCGCCGGTCCCAAACTGCAGGAGCGCGGAGCCCAGCCGGCCCACGGGCCCGCCGGCGCCGGCCGCGGCGAACCCGACTTGCACCATGGCCAGTTCCAGACGACCATATCCGCGCACCGCCTGAGTGGTTGTGGAGAGTCCCTGTTGCTGGAACCGATCGAGCTGGGCGAGCTGGGCAGCCATCGCGTCCGCCCCGCTCTGCCGGGCCGCCACCCGCATGCGCTGGATGGCCTCGGTGAGGCGATTCACGCCCCCAACCGCCGGTGCGGTAGAACCCGCTATGGTCCCCGCGAGTACCCGCCACTGCGCCCCCAGCTCCCGCATGGCACCGGCGTGCCCGCCGAACTGCGCCATCGCGGGTTGCATGTTGGCCTTGAGGAACTGCGTCCACGTCATGCCGGCCGCGTGGATGGCCTTAAACGATTGCTCACCGGAGGTGAGCGACGCCGGAAGCTTGGCCGTTGCGCTCGCCAACTGCTCCGCGGAGATGGCGCCCGACGCGAAGTCGGTCTTGAGCCGGCGGGCCATGTCGCCCGCCATCCCGCCCTTGGTGACCAGCGCATCCAGGGCCCGGGTCGCCTGTTCGACCTGTTGACGCTCGATCTGCAGGCCGAGCGTGGCGAGATCAGGCATCAGCGTCCTGTTCCACGTCGGGATGCAGCCAGACGAGATCCAGCGTGGTCAAGGCGTCAACCTCCTCGGGACGCAGTTGCCAGCCCAGCAACCGGTTGGCCGCGTCGATCTCCACCAGGCTGATCCGCTCGGCGCCCGCCATGCCGTAGGATCGGGTGCCGTGCAGGACCTGGAACCAGTCCCAGAGGTACCGGAGACTCTCCGGGCACTCGGGACCGGAGAGCGCCTGGCGGGCCGCCGGGTTCCCTTGCCGCGCCGCGGCTTCGTAGGTGGCCCGGACGGTGCTGCCGTCCTTGGTCCGGGCCTGCAGGCCCGCCTCGAAGCGCGCAAACGCGACTAGCTGGGCGAGCTCTTGGTGAAAAAACGGGCATGCTCGGTGATCGCCTCCTCGACCTGTTCGAGGATGTGCTGGGCGCGGAACACCGTCTCCAGGTGCTCGGGAGTGCAGGGCGCCGGCTGGCCGTCGATCTCCCAGCCGTGCCAGGCGACCACGGCCGCCGTGGCCCGCTCGACCCGGCCCTGGCGCGCAATGTCGGCCTCATGCTGCCCCCGGCCGCGCGATCGCACGTAGCGACGGAGGTTCTTGTCTTGGGCGGCCCGGACCTTCTTGGACTCCGCCCCCAGGACGTCCATGGTGGCCGGTGACCCGTCGCCGGCCAGGTAGGGCTCGCCATCGGGTTGGTAGATGGTGACGGTGGCCGGCTGCTCGTCGGCCGCCAGGACGGTGTCGATGGTGCGCTGAATGTCGGGCATGCGTGCGCTCCCTGTGTGCGGGTTCCGCGTCCCCGCCGTGGCACGCTCCCAGCCAATCACTCTGGGCACGACGGGAAACGCGGAACCGGGTGACTCCACCCTCCTGCACCGGCGCGCGTGCGGCGCCGGGGTCTCGGTTACGCGCTGCTGCTGATGGTCGCCGTGGCGGCGTCGTAGCCGGTGGTCGTCGCTTTCGCGGCCGCGTAGACCGGGATGGTCTCGATCAGCGCCCCGTCGTCCCCCAGGTTCGTTGTGACCCCCAGGTACTTGAGCCGCGGCACGAAGACGTGGACGAAGTCGATCGGGGCCGCGGCGTCGGGCTCCACGAACAGGAGCGACAGCTCGACGTTGTCGGTCTCCGCCAGGAACCGAGCCAGGTGCGACCCGGTCAAGAGTGTCCGGACGGCCGTGATCTGACCCGTCACCTTCATCGGCCCTTCGAAGATGTCCGGGGTCAGGACCGAGCCCACGACCGCCTGGCCCTGGGCATTGAGCTCGAACAGCAGCTCACCGCCGGTGATGGTGGCGATCGCCACGCCGGCCACGTAGATCGAGGCGTCCACCGCCACCAGCCCGATGCTCACGTACTCGGTCGGTGTGGTGAAGATCGGCGTCGAGCCCCCGGCCGCCCCGATCGTCATGTCCTGGCCCTGAATCCCGAACTCGGCGGTCACCACCTGGTTGGGCCCGAAGGTCAGCCGCAGGGACACCACCCGGCAGCCGACGAAGATCTCCGACTCGTCCAGGTCCTCGAAGTACTCCTCGATGGTGAACGACCGGCGGGTCAAGGTGCTGCCGTTCTTGAGCTTCTTCTTGATGGTGAGTGTGGCGTTGGTGTCCGCCGTGAAGTTGGTCCAGGGCGTCCCCAGGACGGTGATCACGTTCGCCGCCACGGTGGCCACCACGGCGTTGACGTCATCGCTCGCGGTCCCGCTGGCGCCGATCCGCACCACGTCGCCCACCCGCACCCCGTCGGTGAGGAAGGATCCGGTGCCAGCCAGGGTCAGGGTGTTCTGGCCCGTCACCGCGAGGCTGGTGTAGACCGCTCCGCCGTCGCAGGTGATCGCCACGTCATCCGCGACCCAGGTGGAGCGGAACAGGGCCTCGAGGAATGTGTTGAACGTCCCCACGGAGAGCGTCCCACGGTAACTCCCGCTCACGCTCTTGGACCCGAGCCGCGCCATGCTCCGCTGGCCGTCGGTGCGGACCTCGGGGTCCTCGATCAACTCCCGCGTCATCGACAACCCGCCGCCCGGCTGGATGCGGAACTTCTCCGCGCCCGCCCCGGAGACCTGGGTGCCGAACACACTTTCGACGAGGTAGGCCACGATCACGTTTTTACCCGGTTGCCCGCTCATGGAAGTCTCCTAGATGGCGTTCGCCGTCTGCATGCGAAAAGGAATGGTGATCGCGGCCCACGCGAACCCCGGCAGGCCGGGGCGGAGCTGGCTGAAAAAGGGGCCCACGTCGCCACGCACCCGGAGCACGTCCGTGCCCACTGTGATTGCGGTCCGCGGCGTGAAGAGCACGAGAATGGCGTCGAGGTAGCGGCGCGCCGCGGCCTTGCCCAATCCATCCGCCACGTGGATCTGGACCTGATACATCGGCGTCACTTCGAGCAGGCCGTTCGGGCCCAGGGTCAGCTGCACCGTGCCACCGGGCAGGTATTGCTCGGCGACATAGGGGCTGCCGCCGCTCGGCGGCGCGAAGGCCTGGTTCTCCCAGGCTCGCTGCGCCGGCAGGGTCACCAGGAGCGTGCGGCCCGCCCCGGCACCGGTCACCGGGAGTGTCCGGTTGACCGTGAGCACGCCGGCCGCCACCGCCGTCACCACGGCCGTCCCGTCCGCGGCATTCCCGAAGCCGCTAGCGGTGACTTCCATGCCGGGCCAGAAGCCGTCCGTGAGGAAGGATCCCGTCGACCGGGTATAGGTGGTCGCCGTGGCGGCGAGCGTGATCGCGCCGGTCGTCACGACCGAGAGCGTCACCAGGCGGTCCCGGATCGCCTGCTGGATGTCGTCGTGGTCGATCATGCCGGGAGTCCCTGCAGGACTTGCTCGAGCAGCCGCTGGGCGCCGGCGATCGTGAGCTTGAGGCTGTGGTAGCCACCCTGGCCCCCGACGGGCCCTTTGAGCGGGCCATGGGGCCCCATGCCGTCCTCGATGAGCGGGGCGTAGATCAACGGCGTGCTGATCACCGCCAGCGTGGGCGAGGGGTACTCGAGCGTCCAGGAGTCCTTGAGGTCGCCGCTCGCTTCCGGCTGGCCTGGCGCCCCGGTCACGGGCGAACCGTCCACGATGGACGTTTTGCAGGCGTCTGCGAACCCGGCGAAGACGGCCTGGTCCCGGGCTTTGACCTTGGCGGTCCACTGAGCGACGTCGGAGGCGAAACTCATTGGCCGGCGACGACCTCCGCCGCGATCATCTCAAGTTCCCGGTTCCGCTCGTCGACGTTGAGCGCCGCGGCGATCCGGAAGACCCGGCCGTTGAAGACCACGCGCATCTGGGGGGTAATCCCCGCGCGATAGCGGCCCTTCAACCGATGGGTGACGGCACCGTAGCGTTGCTGGGCCGCCAGGAGTTCCGTCCCCTCCAGGGGCGTGATGGAGCACCGCCAGTCGAGGAACGTCGAGTCGGCCGTGGGATTGACCTCGCCCACGAGGGAGCCGGACGCCGTGTTCGCGTCCTGTTCGATGGTGACGGGATGACGGAGCGTGCCGGCCCTCATCGTCGCTTCTTCGCCTTGCGCCGGGATGCGCGCCGCGGTGTGACGGCCACGGCATGTTCAGGCACAACAAGGGCGGCGACCTCCTGGGTGGGCCCAACGATCTCCCCGTGGCCCGCCTGGCAGATCGCCGCCCCGTCGGCCGCGGAGGCCTCCACCTCTTCCCCCGCGGGGACCCAACCGTCCGGCCCCAGCCAGGGACGCCAGAGCCGGACGCGCATCCCGGTTACCGGCTCCGGGCTCCGCTCCGGAGAATCGTGGCGGCGAAGTTGATCGAGTCCGCCGCGTCGCCACTAGCCCGGAGGATCACCCGGAGGTAGCGATCGGCACCACGGTACGGGATCTCGTAGTATTTGGCGTCAACGCTATCGGTCAGGATGGAGTCCACGGCCGCCCAGACACCGGGAGACGAATCCTGCAGCACCAGGTAGCCATCCAAGACGGCGTTGTCGGCCACCCCGGACGTCGCGAATGCCATGGCGCCCCGGTAATTGGCGATGTCCACGGAGGTGCCGGTCCGCGCCGAGTTGGCGCTAACGGCCGGCCCGAGCGTCACCACCCCATCCACCTGCGAGGCGATGTCCTGCCGCTGGACGAAGGCGACCGTGGTGACCAGCATGAGCGCCGCGACCAGGACCGCCAGGAACCCCTTTGAGTGCTTCATCATCATGTGCTCCTTCTTCCGTTCGGTGGTCCTGAGACTCAGGTGGCCGCGATGCAGCGGATGAACGCCTCCGGCAGCACCGGCTGCCCGTCCGTCTCCGCCCGCAGGATGAACCCGACCTGATTGGCCTCGGCGTAGAGCTCGACGAGCCGCTCGATCGTCATGCTGAGGGCGTCCACGATCCAGTAGAAATCCCACGCCGCCAGGATCGCGGCGTACACCCCGGCGCCATGCGTGGTCACGCTGGGGGCGTACTCGTCGATCGAGTACGGGAAGTCCAGGAAGAGGCTCGGCGCGCCGGCCGACAGGCCCGGCTGCCAGAGGTAGTTGTTGTCGGTCCCCTTGAGCTTCCGGAGCTTGGCCAGCCAGAGACGGTGCATGTGCCACCGCACGCTGGGGTCGCTCCAGTACCCCTCCGGCAGGGTGAACCGGGCCGTGATCAGCTTGTCCGGATCTACGGCAGCGGACCCGTCGCCGATCTCCACGTCCTGCGACGCGGGGATGCCCAGCGCGGAGGGCGTGTAGGCCCCGAGCGGCTTGCTGGCGCCGTCGCCGGTGTTGAATGCCTTGGAATGGGTGACGCCGAGTTTGTAGCCCAGGCGATCCCGGACCAGGGCGTCCATCATCAGCGGGCTCGCGCGGAGCAGCTTCTTGGACACCTTGATGCGCTTGGCCACGGGCCAGGGCTGCATCTCGCGCTTCCCGAAGGCCATGGTGCTGTCCTCGGACCCCGTGCCGAGCTCCGTGGTCCAGTCGGCGTCCGCCGGATCGGCGGTCAGGGAGGGAGCCCCGAGCGCCTGCGCCTGCACGACCGGCGGCAGCACGCGGGCGATCTGTCGGATGACGGAGCGGTTGTCCGCCGCCTTGATGAGCTCCGGGAAGAACTCCTCGACCGGGACGGTGTGGCCACCCTCGGTGTCCGTCCCGACCGACAGGGCGCGGTGCTCCTCGGGCGTCAGGGCCGCGTCGCCGCCCAGCAGGTAGCTGTAGAACGCGTCCCGATACTCGGTGCCGGCCCGGGCCTCCAGCGCGCGGACCTCGTGCTCCCGGCCGTCGCGCACCATCTTCGCCCGCACCGCGGGCGGGAGGATGCGCGCCAGCGTCCGCTGGTCGGTCCGGCGGCTCTCATCGTCCACGTCGGGCCGGACGCCAGTCGACTGCTTGGCGCTGAGCCGTCCACCCAGCTCGGCGACTTTGGCCTCACGGGCCGCGCGCTTCCCGGCGCGCTGCTCGGCCTCGACGGCGGCGTTGATCTCCCGATCGAGGGTATCCAGGTCCTTGTCGCGCTTGTCGTACTCGGCCTCTTCCTCGGCCGTGAACTCGCGCTTCTCGGTCTTGGCCTTCTCGATCAGGTCTTTTTGCTGCTTCCAGAGCTCGCCGAGTCGCTGGCGCTTCTCGAGGATGTCCGTGCCGTCCGCCATGGTCCGCCTCCGTCGCAGGAAAACGCGAGCACCCAAAACGCGCATGGAGGGCAACCGGGCCCCGACGGGTCAGGATGATGCTCCGATGCTGCGATTCCGGGTGCTCGGTCGGCCGGCGTCCCGCGTTACCAGGAGGTGGCCTGTGGCGCTCCGCATGACCAGAGCGCGTCGTCCTCGAGCGGCGCAGACTCGCCGCGGGGGTGCGTCAGTTGTCGAAGGACAGGCTAGAACACCAGAGGCGGGATAGGGGAGACGGGGGTAGCGGTTCGGTAGCGGTGTTAGGCGGTTTTCAGCAGCCGGGTCAGGGCGGTCCCGCAGTTGGGGCACGCGTAGTGCTCAGCGCGCGGTGGCTGGAGGCGGAGCGACAAGAGGCGCTCCGCCTCTTCCCGAACGCGCGACTGGCTCGACTCCATGTGCCGGCGACCGTGGCGGTAGTACTGAATCCACCAGATGCCGCGTTTGCGGAACACGGACCCGCGGCCATAGTGACTCACGCCGCCACGACCTCGCGCGGCCGCTTCAACAACATGTCGCGCTCTCGGACGGAAAGCGGGATCCTCGCGATGGGCAGGAGGCCGCGGAGCGTCGCCACCCATCGTTGGACGGATTCGACGTGCCGGGCTTCGACGTGCCCGTCCTTGGCGGCCGCCAGCACCCGGACGAACTCCAGGGGGTCGATCCCCCGGGCGGCCGCCAGCTCCACGAGCCGCGCATCCCCCAGCGCCCGGCGTTCGGCGTCGCTGTCCGGATAGGCCGGGAACGTCACCGGCGAGAGGTCGAAGAGCTTGACCTCTAAGAGCGTGCGCACCACCGTGCCGTCCGGCTCGTCGACCCATTCCTGCCGGACGGTCTCGAACCCGAACGAGGAGCCCACCACGTCCCGGCGCTCCACCCGGCGCGCGAAGTGCTTGTGCATCGGATCTTCGCCGTCGAGGGTCACTTCTCCTTCCAGCGCGTCGTCGGTGGCCTGGACGCTCAGCATCCGGTTGGACTGCCGGCCGAGGACCCAGAGCGGGTCGTGGTTCCAGAGCGCCACCACGTCCGCCCCGCGCTCGGAGAGCGTCTTGTCGAAGGCCCCGGGGTCGATGATCTCAATGAACCCCATGTCGACGCTCCGGCGCCCGAACGGGATCCGCATCCCGATCTTCGGGGCCTTGGCGTCATCGGAACGCAGCTCCGCGGCGCCGGCGATGAAACGCCGCTCCCGTTTGGGCAGCTGGGCGCGCAGCGCGTCAATCTGATTCGTCGTCATCGTTGCCTCCCTTGCCAGGCGCCGGCGGCTCCTGGGGCGTGGTGGGCTCTTCACTCGGAGCCCGGATGTTGGGCGTGACTTGAAATTCGTCCAGTTCCTTGGGGCCGGGATTCAGCTCGAGGAGCTCGCGCGCCTCGTTTGGCGTGTAGATCCGGGCATTGATCCCGGCCACCAGGGAATCCATAGTGGACTTCATGTCGCCACGGAGTAGGGCGGCGAGGTTGGCCTTCACGTAGAGCCGGCCCCGTTCCTTCCGGCCGAACAGTTGTTTGCTGTACCGCTGCTCCCGTCGGGTGACCCAGGGACGCACGTGATCCCGGACGTACTCCAATGATTGATGCTCGATGTTGCTGAAGGTCGACCGCTCCAATTGGTAGAGCATATGGGGCGGGATTTCCACGATGCGCGCGGCCTCGAGGATGGAGTACTGCCGGAGCCCGAGGAGTTGGGCCTTCTGGGGGTCGATCGTGGTCTGGGTGAACGCCAGGCCCTCTTCGAGGAGCAGGATTTTATGGGAACGATTCAAGCCCTCGGCGCGCTTCTCGAGCACCTTCCGCAGCCGGGCGTGGGCGATGTCGCTCAGGCGCTTCTCGGTACTCACGATGCCGCCGGCCGACGCCCCCTGCCCGAAGAACAGGGCGCAGTAGATCTCGGTGGCGATGGCGAGGCCGATCGCCTCCCGGTGGAGCGTGGCGAGCTGGGTCCCCAAGATCCCCCGGTGGGTGAAGCCCCGGATGAGCAACATGTCGCGGGCCGGGATCATCAGGTGACCGTCCACCGTGCCGATCTCGCCGCCGGGAAGGGCGACCCGGAACCAGAGGGCGTCGTCCCGATCGCGAACCGCGGTACAGCGATCCGGGTTGATCGGCCACAATTCCCGGGGCATCCCGGCGCCATCCCGGGTGATCTGGGCATAACCGGTGCCCCACCACAGGGAATGCGCCTGCTGCATCTCGTGAAACTCGAACGCCGTCTGCTCTTCGTTGGGTTCATGGGCGAGCAACCAGTCCACGGCGTGATCCTCCCGCCGCTTCCGGCCCCGGTCCAGTCGCTCGTAGACACCCCACGGGAGCGAGGCGATCGTTGCCGCGGAGAGCCGCACCCCTCGAGAGAGTGCGGTCCACGAGAGCGCCCCTTCGGGATCGAACGAGACCCCGGAATGGGCGGGCGGGCCACCGAACCAGTTGACCAGGACTGGGTCCCCGGACCGCGGGTGGCCCAACTGGAGGACACTCGCTCGTTGTTCGACCCGCTCCAGGATGCCCATGTCAGCCCTCCCGCCGAACAAGGAATGGCCCGATGGCGGCGTGTAGGACCAGAATCGCCCCGACGATCGCCAGGCGGTTGGACCCGAACCCGATCAAGGCACAGCCGCCGTAGAATTGCACGCTCCGGGCGGTGAGCTCGCTGGCGACCGTGTGAACCCCGCGCGCCGTCGCGGTGAGTGCGGCCCGGATCCGCGAACCGGCCTTCATGCTGGCGGCCCTCCCTGTTGAAACCTGTGCTCGAAGCTGTTGACGGCGGCGAAGGCCCCGACGCACACGCTCGCGACCATCGCGTAGTCGGCGGTGAGTTTCCCCAAGAAGGCGAGCGTGATCGCGCCGAGGAGCGCCGTCATCGTCACCCAGAACTTCCGGTTGCCCTTCACGTACCCCTCCACGTCATGCGTCGAACTCCAGCGGGTCGCGAACGTCGTAGACCGAGGTGCCCATGTCCGGTTGCTCCATCCACCGCGCGATCGCGTTGATCAGCGCCGTGACCCCCTTGACCTGTTCCTGCGACCGCTCGAGGTCGGGCGCCATGCCCTCCCCGGTGTCGAGCCGCACGCACAGGTTCGAGGCGTTCCACCGCAGGACCGGGTGGCCACCGTGCTGTAGCCGCATGGGCGTCCGGCCATCGGGCATCCGGTCCGCCGTCCAGCCCTTCACCAGCCGCAGCAGCTCGGCCGTGCCCGCTTTCACCTTCGCCAACGGCGCGGCGATCACCCGATCTTCGCCCAAGTCCCGCTGGAGGTCCGCGAGGATCTGGCCGCCGAAGTTGTGCGGGAACACGACCTCACTCACCCCGTACTGCCCCGTCAACTCGTTGATCGCTTTCCGGATGGCGCCGAAGTCCGTGGTATTCCCCGGGGTCACGGTGATGTAGCCCGCCCGCACCCAGTCATCGTAGGTGACGGTCGCACCAGCTCGCGAGGCCCGGGCCAGCATGTCGGCCTCCGGCACCCAGAAGAACGGCAGGACCTGCACCGGCTCCTCGTCGGCGGTCGGGGGGAACAACAGGGCGCAGGCCGAGAGCTCGCTCACGCTGGCCAGGTGGGCCCCCAGGACGCAGGGACGGCCGCGCAGTGCCTCGACGTCGATCGGCGCGCCGCCCAAATCCCACCACTCGACCGGGATGGCCTTCTCCAGGTTCTCGGTCCAGATGCAGAAGTTCAACCGCTTCACCGTGTTCTGCTTGGCGGGCATCCCCTTCGCTTCTTCGACCACTTCCCGGAGATACTTGGGCTGGAGGGTCACCCCGAGGTTGGGGTTGGCCTTGAGCCAGACCCGCTCGTCGCGCCAGTCGTCGCACTCCGGACAGCCGTCCGTCGGGCTGGTCTTGTTCTCGCCCCGGCACTTGTCGCAGACGTCCAACCCCGCGACAAACGCGAACCAGGTGTCGGCCGCGATCACGCCCTCGAGCACCTTGACGGAGTACTCGTGGTGCTGGTAGCAGACCGAGTGCCGGTCGAAGCCGCTGTTGGTGATCTCGAAGATGAGCGCCTGGCGCCGGTTCTTGGTGCCCAGTCGCATCATGTCCACCACTGTGGCGTCCTTGTGCTCGTGCAGCTCATCGATCAGCCCGCAATGCGGCCGCGGCCCCGACTGCGCATCGTCACTCGAGATCGGCCGGAAGAAGGATTCCGTCGGCAAGTAGTACAGATTCCAGACCTGACCCTCGCCCCCGGAGCGTTTCATCCGGGCATCGAGCGCCGGCGAGCGCGCCACCATGGAGACCGCGTCGCGGAACAGGATCATCGCCTGGTCTTTCTTCGCCGCCCCGCTGTACACCTCCGCCTGCTGCTCACCATCCGCCGTCTGCATCAGCAGTCCGATCCCCGCGGCGAGCGGGCTCTTCCCCCACCCTTTCCCGACCTCCACGTAGGCCGTCCGGAACCGGCGGAACCCGTCGGCCCCCAACCACCCGAAGAGCGACCCCACCACGAACGCCTCGGACGGCGTGAGCACAAAGGGCATGATCTTCGTCGGGCCGCCGGACAGTCGCAGCACGTCCTGGAAGTAGCCGATCGCGTACCGCGCCTGCTTGGGGCTCCATTGCAAGCCGCGCGCCGGCCCCTCCTCGAGGTCGCGGAGGTGCCGTTCGCATGCGAGGCGCACGAACCGGCCCGCGACCACGCGGCCAGCAACCACCCCCAGCGCATAGGCGGTCACCGGATCCGCGACCCTCGGCGGCTTACGCCGTGAGGTATTTTTGCGCCGGGTCTTGACGCTGCTTCCCATGCCCCTCCGTTGGGACCTTCACCGTGGACCGCGTCGCCGGCGTCATCCCATGCTGGCCCATCAACCGGGCCAGTGTGCTGATCTCGGCGGCGTTCAATTCGTTGCGGCGGAACCGCGCCCAGAGCCGCGCAATCACCTCGGCCGTCGGGCGGTCCATCGTCGTGTGCACCCCCTTGGGTGCGGCCTTCTTCAGAGCGTTCCAGCACTCGCGATCGTCGGCCGTGAAGTAGCGCGGGGGCGCCCCGAGCCCCCCTTTGGGTTGCGGTTCACCCTCCCGGGCACGTTTCCGAGCCGGGTTCTTCTTAAAGGACCCGGTGAACTCGAGCACCATCGATGGCTTACGCGGTCTCCCCAAAATCCAATCCCCCTGGCACGTAATTTGTTTTGTGGCGCTGAACGTGAGGCAGGGACTGAGTCCCGCACTTCAGATGGCTGAACTTTTCGACCCACCCCCCTGGCGCCACGTTTCGTGCCACGACGTCGTGCGGGCTGGGCTCGTAGTGCTCCCACCACTCCCTGATCCCTCGTGCAGCCGCTGCCCTGGCCGCTGGGGGCCTGTCGGTG